TTCTAACGAATGGTAATAAAGCATCTGCATCAATTGCTCCTTGCAATGGTGTGTTCTTTATAATATCGTTTCTGTTTATGAATAATGCGTATGACATAGTTATTTTTTATTAAATATTTCGTATTCTGTTTCAAAGAATGCTGATGATTGTGAAATTGGTTTTTTATCAGTAGGTATTATTCCATCCTCTGTTGTTTGGTCACCTGGATTTTCTTGTGTTGCAGGATTTTCCATTGATTTATTTGTTTCATCTTCAACTTGTGCAACTGACTTACCTGTCTCATCTGCAGTTTGTGCAAGGATTACTAATGGTGTTAATTGCTCAAAGTATAATTCCATATTATCATATCCACCTTCTGTCAATGCATAATCTAAACTATTTAAGATTAAGTTTTGAAAAGGACTAATAGTCATTGTTTGCATAATACTAAATGCAGTTTTCATTTCTTCTGATTGTGAACTAAATCCATTATTTTCAGCTCTTATACCAAATAATAAAGGTGAAGTTACTCTATGTGCTACAAGTATTCTATCTTGTGTGTACTTTGCTACATAGTCATATTTCTCATGCAAATTAGGAATATCAATTACATCCAATGTAGGTTTAGTTGTAGGGTCATCGTTAAATGATAACATAAATCTACCTGCGTTATCCGTACCTGTGAATTTAGCTTGAACTAAATCTTCAATTGTTTCTCTTTCTTCAGGAGCAGGTACACCATTATTAAAGTTTAACATTACAGCAGGTAAGAAACCATTTGTAATATTGTTTAAGTGTAAGTTACTAATCTCACCTTCTGATATTGCAAATTGCATTGCTGCAACCCAATCAGGTAGGGAATAATAATATAAACCTGGTGAATAATTTTTAATATAAAGTAATTCCATTTTCTCATTAGAAGTACCAAATGCAGGAATCTTTTTCTTTTCCTTTATTTTCTTTTGGTCATTCCAATCTATACAATAGTAAAAGTTTTCTATTCTTGGAGAATTACCAATCTTTTCTGCACGAATGGTTTGAACTGGAATATGATACATCTTAATTATCTTAGTATGTTCATCGTTCCAATATACCTGATAACATGCATTACCATATAGTTTTAAATCAAATGCAACTCTTTTAGTTTCTTCTTGTGGAATTAACTTTTGTAATACATCGTTGAATGCAGGTTGCTTAGAGTATATACCCTTACCATAAATTAAATCAGCAATACCTTCTATACATGCAGAGTTAGTTGTTGATACATTAAAGGTCATTGTTACTGCATTAAAGAAATCATCATGTCCATAAACACCAAAAGGTATCCATGAGTAACGTGTTTTTGTATCTTCCGTTATTAGAGGAAGCAAATTATTATTTACATTGATGATTGAGAATTTTTCTTGTTGTTTCATATTATGTCAAAATTGTATATCTGTTTTCACTAGCGTGTGAAGTTACTGGAGGTATTTGGTTTTCGTATTCTGATTTTTCTGCAGATGACGATTTATATACTTGAATAGAACCATGCCATATTGGATTTAAACTACCACTATTATATAATGTAGCACGATATTCACTACCAACTATGGAAGCACTAATAGACCCTGTGAATTGAATATAACTTTCGTATGGTTCGTAACTCATACTCATCATAGACATAGTTAAATTCTGCAATGTATACATATCTTGTAAAGACATAGTAAATTGATTACTTGCAGTTGGTTCTGTTCTAAATGTGTATCCGTTAGATTGAGATATATAATAAGCTAGCATTATCTTGTTATTTGCTTGTTTGTATCTTGTAATAACATAACATTATCTTAAAATAGTTAAAACAAAAAACCCCACTCCGTTAAGAGTAGGGTTTAATATTTTTATGCTAATACTGATTAAGCTGCTGACCCTGTAACTACTGTGTAGTTTGCAGTTAGACCACCTAATGCGTTTGTTGTTGAACTACCTGATAAAAATGCTGCTGGTAATTGTTCCATACCTGTGAAAGTTACTGAATAACCATAAAGGTCACCCAATGCTCCACCTGTTTGAATTGTACCTGCAGTTACATCTGCACCTAATTTTTCACCAACTAACAATGCATCACCATTATTTGTCCAAACGATAATTTGAGGACGACCATAAGCCATAAGCTTTAATTGAGTAGTCATCTCGTTTGTCAACTTTTTAAGATTTAATACTAATTCTTGTGAAAAGAATGTAGTACCATTATCTCTTGAAGTTGTAACAGTTTCAGTATATGCACTCGAACCTTTAAGAGTATAGAAATAAAGAGTTGACCCTGAAGGTACTGCAGTTACTTCACCACTTCCGTTTTTAGTGAAAGAGCCAGTTACATAGTTAATAAAGTAAACCCCTTGGATACCACCAATTGATTCTTTACAAACTTCCTGTCTTCCAGCTGATAAATTACAAGCCATAATACTTTGTTTTAATTTTTGTTAGTTAATGTTATGCGTATGCACCTAAGTAAACGATATCTTGTCCAACACCGAATTGTACACCAGATGTAAATCTCATGATGATACGATAGTTTTGTGAACCATCAATGTCACTCATATCAATTACTTTTACTTGGTTGTAGTCAGATAACAAACCAGTTCCGAAGAATAAGTTTGATTTTTGAGCTGCAACGATTTTGTTGTCACTCATACCTGGACACAATACGATTTCAATACCTTGGAAGTTATAAGGCTTCTCTCCGATATTCATTTGATTGTTAAAACCATTCGCACCTAAACCAGAAGCACCATTACCTGACATTGCAGTTTGATATGCTTTTGCAACTTTTGTACCAACATATATTAATAAGTCTTGCTTACCATATACAGTTGCTGGGATTGTTTGAACTACTGAATCTAAGATAGATACTACGTTTGTAGAAGTTACAACTGCTGCAGACCCTGAAAGAATAGTAGATGAACCACCTGTTGTTCTTGCTGGTAATACTGCTGTTGCACCACCCGCTGCTACTGAAGCAGAAAGTAAAGTTTCAAAACCTGTGAAAGAACCATTAGTTGAAGTTCCTGCCCAAATGTTTTGTTCAGTTGCTTCTGCAACTTTACCACCTACATAAGATACTAAGAAATCATTGAATGACTTAGGGATTTCATCAAATGCTGAAAAACCTAATTGTAAAGCTTCCCAAGATGCTACGAATTCTTGCTTACATAATTGTAAGTTAACTTGTAATTCTTTTGGAGTTAAGATTTGTTCTGCGATAGTTACACTACCTGTGTTTGTGATAAAATCACAAGATGCGTCATTTACTAATGATGCAACTGAAATCTTTTGGATTACAGATTTGTATTTAACATTAGGCATGATAGTAACATACTTCTTGTCTAATGTGTTTGCAGATAATAACGCTGCTGCGATATATCCTGCTGCTGCTTCACCTGCGTAACTTGTTGAAGTTACAACTGGGTTTGCAAAGTTTTGAAATTTTTTCATTTTAATTTCTTTTTTTATTTAATAATTAATTATATAATTTAGATAAGAAGTTTGATTGTGAATCATTTACTTTCTTACCATAATTGTTTTGTGTTTGAGATGCAAACTTAGTAGCTTGTTCAACTGGAGCACCATCTAATTTAGGTAACTCTTCTTCATCTACTTCTGCCATCTTAACTCCTGCAACTTCTTCAGTTACTTCAGAATTAACTGGAGGCATCATTGCTTCTTCCATCTTAGCTATCTTAGCTTCCATTTCACCAATTCTATAAGACATATCATCCATCATCTTGCCCATATCAACTTCTTCAGTTGGCATTTCTTTAGTTGGTGCATCTTCATCTTCTGTGATTGGTTCTGCGGTATCAGTTTCTTCTGCCATCTCATAGCCAGACTTTACTGAATTCTTTTGTTCAGGTACTTTGTTTACATCTAAGATATCTCCTGATGCTTGAGGGATTTCCTCTACTTTTACAATTTCCATTTCCTCTACATTTTCTCTTTCAGTAATAATACCATCTTTGGTCATTACTCTGATAATTACTTCATTACCTTCTGAATCTTTCAATTCAATTTGATGTTCACCATCTGGTGCAGGAGTTTTAGTTCCATCTTCTGAAACTACTTCTACCTTTTCACCTAAGTCAAAAGTTGGAGATTGTAAAATTGTTCCGTCAGCCGTTCTTGCGTCTGTTAAAGATACTTGTTCTTCTATGTTTAATAAAGACATTATCTTACTTAATACAGTTTTTGAATTCATTTGTATGTGTTTTATACCTTTAATAACAAAGGTTGTTTAAAAAATAGTTATTTTTATATTATATTGTGAATGTTCCATTTTCTGTGAATGTATGATAAACATAACTTCCAGATATATTTACATTTCCACCACTTGCTAATTGTCTATCTGCGATATATGCAATTATTACAGAGCCTGAACCACCATTAGCTGCAGGTATTGCAGGAGTAAATAGTATAGCTGCTCCTCCGCAACCGCCTCCACCACCTAAACCATTGGACCCAGTTACTGGTAAACCATCCGAACCATATCCTTTACCACCTCCACCAGGACCACCTTTACCACCTGCACTTATTGGTGTAGAATCTGTATTACCATATCCTCCTCCTCCGCCACCTCCATATCTTAAAGCATTAATTGTCCATAAGGAACCACTACCCCCTGCTCCTGGAAATTGTGCAGGGCTAGAACATCCTGCGTTTTGTCCATTTTGTGCAGAACCTGCACCACCTGCTGAATTAAATTCACCGAAGTTACCACATTGTTGTGAAGAACCAGTTATGAATGTTTGTGGAGAACCACAACCTGTTTGACCTCCTCCCCCTGCTATTACGCTTAATGTGGATGTAGTCAAAGATGATGGAGAACCATTAGTATCTCCTGAAGTGCCACCTTTACCTACTATAATTGTATTTGTTTGTGCAGAATAAATATATGTGGAGCCAGATACAATACCTCCTCCACTACCACCACTTCGTAAAGTATTTGGTCTTGAACCTCCACCTACTACTAAGTATTCAACTAATAATTGTCCTCCCCCAGCGAATGCGAATGGTGTAAATCTCATTATTGTAATGATTTAATTGCAGATGCGTAAATACTTAAATTATTAAATGTAATAAATGTTAATATATCGTTTGAACCTGTATTTGCCGAAGCAGTATATTGATTTCCTGGTGCAAATTTAAATGTTGAGTTATAACTTAAACTACCTGTTCCAATAGATGGTTGAGTTAATAATAAGTTTATAGTTTGACCCTGTCTTATATCTGTTGCAGTTAAGTGTGTTGTACTACCTGATACTAATGTTAAAGTAAAGAAGTTACCTTGTTTTAAATCCATAGATGCAGTGTTAGATGCAATACTCATTGAGACTACATTACCATACACACTACCAGTTATTGTTTGACTACCTGTAAATACATTACTACCAGTAGTTGCCAATGTAGGATTTAATAATAATTGTGAAGCACTGAATATTTCTAAATTATTTAATCTAACATTTGTTGATGCAGTATATGAATTAAAAGATGCAGTGGTTGTTAGAGTTGCAATTGTATTATTAGTGCTTTGTGTATAATCATTAAACGAAGAAGTAAATAATTTTTGATTTATATTACCTTGCAATACAGATGATGATTGGTCTAA